CGTCTTTGTATATACTTCTGTCTTTTTTGCTGCTGCATTGATTCCCTGTTCGTTGATAGTAAAGCGGTTATCGATTAGAGTCATTTTTTGATTAAATTGCTCAGTTGCAAGCTTGTTGGCTAATTCACCTAATAAATCTTGTTTATTCTGATTAACTGTTTGCTTCAACTCTGGTATCTTAAACCCAGCAACATAATCTTCTACTTGTTTAAGCTCAACTTTGGCACCGATTGCGGTTGCCTGTTGTTCGAGTTTTGTATTTGCTTCAGTAAGTTTTTTACCTTGATCTGATACTACATTGTTTAGATTACTTACAGTAGAAGATAATCCAGTTGCTGTTTGTTCTATTGATGTAACTTTTTTATCAATGGTACCCTGATCGTTTCTCAAATCAACAATGGTACGTGAAAAGCCTTGAAGAGTTTCGTTCACTTCATTAAATTGACCAAAAACCTCATGTTTTACTGATTCAATATCAGGTACAACAGGCTCCCAAATACTATCTTTCCAGAGTTTTAAAATACCAGGCTTACCATTTGAAATATCTAACCATAATGTTTTTCTGTCTATAAGCCCTGTTGCGGGAGGATTCTTTGCTTCTATAATTTCAACAGTATTATTTTTAATATTCTCCTGTACTTTTTCAGCTAGTGTTTTTGCTGCTTCTGACTCCTTCTTTGCATTACTAGCGGTTTCATTAGCATCTTTCACTAATTTATCTAACTGATCTATCATATCTTGTTTATTGCCTAATGAACTGAGGATACGGTTATAAATCTTTCTTAATTCCTCATTTGGATCAACAATCTCACGATAGTCACCAAACACATATTTATCTTGTGTAGGATCAGTAAATGATTCATCACCAGCTATAACACGAGCTTCTAAGTACAACTTTGGTGTAAATCCAGTATCTTTAATTCGAATCGTATCACCCTCATTGATTAATTCATGGGACATTCCAAACACACGGCCGATTGATTGTGCTTCAACTTCATAAGAAACGGAAGTATCAACACGTTTTTTAAATTCAGTTTTCATAAGTGTCATAAGACGCTCTGGAGACATATTTTGATTTTCTGTTTCTGGTGTATAAAAACCAAATTTATGCATTCCATTCTCACTCCATCGCTGGAATGCATCGCTATCTGTAATATAAGGGAGTCCCTTGTTAATTTTTTCTACCGTAATAATGTTATCGCCTTCACCTTTTACGAAACCTATTAGGGCTGTGCAAATATTCCTTGAATGTTCAATACGCCTTACACCAACTAAATCTTTACCCAAAACAACTTCTTTACCGGTTTCCCTACCGCGTTTTCTTATCATATCAACGTACCAACCAGTGATTTGCGAACCTACAACCTCTACACGATATTGAATCTCTAAATCGAATAATGAAGCAATTTTCTTCAAGAAGGTAAGAGGATCTATAATTTCGTCGATAGTCATGGTATGAAATCCAGCGTATTCAGTTATACCGCGCTTCCATTTCATACCGACAAGAGCCATATCGATAAATTCATTAACAGTTTTACTTTCTATACGCTGCGGCATAATATAACCATCTTTTGCTATGTGGACCCAAGCGCCAGAAGCGTTCACTGTAATCGACCTATCACTAGAATCTCTTTCGACCTCATTGTTAATCACATAGGGCACCAGTCGCCCCTCACGAACTTCTTTAACAATTAAATTCTGTTGTTGTAAAACAATTGCATGTGATGTCCCATCGAATGTTTTAAATTCTAATGTATCTATATTATTTTTAATTTCCCAATGACGCTTATCGTCCCAATAGTCATGTGGTTGGATAGCTGATACGATTTGATTTGTTTTAAAATCGACGACATGAAGGATTCCGCTTGGTGTTCTCATCTATATCTCTCCCTATAACTGATTGTTGCATTAACATCAGGCGGCATTATATCGATACGATTTTCACCACGTATTATGATAGGAAAATTACTAAATATTTCTTTTATATTGATTGCATTCTTTCCGTTGATTGTGACAAGACTTTTCTCAGTATCGATAACAATCTTATCTCCAGTATCGAAGATATATGGTTGTGTATTAGACGGAACTTTGTTTACCTTCCAAATCTTTAAATCATCAATTTGTATTTCGTTAATAGGCTGGTGATTATCCCACTTACAAATCGCAATCATAACTTGTGCAATTTTACGCTCAGTCATCGGATTTCCTGTTTCATCAATCCAACGTTCTACTAGTGAAGCACCATCTTTTTCTGTACCATCTATAAACTTAGCTACATATACAGACCACACCTTACCCCGCCTAGCAATACGTACACGACCTCGGAATTGATTAAATGTAGTCGAATAAAATCCACTTGTATCAACTAGTTTTCGAAAACTATTGGGTGTTCCGCTATTTCCAATTGTCATATGCGCCCTTGTAATTTCAGCAGTCGCATATAGATCATTAATATTGATACGGGATACCACATTACTCGTCTCATCTAAAAGAAGCACTTCAACACGTCCCATTTCACCTATGTTTTTGGACTTTAAAGTCACCCATGCCTCCATTTCAAAATCTTGTAATGGTCCGTCCGGAATGTTTTTCTTGGCTATGGCACCGTAGAATCCTGTCTCTTTTCCGTAATCTTCACAATATAGTGCATGGCCATCTCTTGATTTAAAACTACCTGTTCCTTTCATCTCCTCGAATCGTCCAGTAACAGGTGTCCATCCTATAGGAGTAGCCATTTCATCCCACATGACCCTTTCACGCTCCTGTACTATGGTTTCTTCCACAGTCAGAGGGTAGCCTATTCTAAAGTAATCACGATTATGGGGATACTCTCCAAACCATACATCTAAAAAGGTACTTGGTTTTTTCACAATCATTTCAATTGTTGGTAGAGCTTCTACGCTTCCTTTATTCGTAAAATAAGAAGTAATTTCAGTAGACCAATCTTGTACAAATGGATAAGTTTGTACTTTTCCCAATTTATAAGGCATCGGACAAATGAAAGTAAGTACTCCTTCTCCTAAATTTACTAATTGTTCTGGGTCAAATGCCTCATCAATAACAGCTAAGTACGTACGATCTTTTTCGTCATCAAAAACAAGTTCCTGAGGTTGATCCGTAATAAGCCAATCAGCTATCTCTTCTTTTAATTTTTCTGCTTCTTCCATAGATTCATATAACAATGAAACTGGTACAATTATTTTTCTCATTTTCGTTTGCGTTCTTATCAAACGGCCTCCTGGATAGTGAGGGACTTCAAGAAATGTACGTTCCAAAGGAGACCATGCAGGGCGTTTTTTACCCTGCAATGGAATTACATTTGGATTCCTTTTCCCGTTAAAACTAAAGAAACTAATTCCGGTCATATCATCACCTACCTAAAATACTTTACGTCTTTCTTTTTCTTGTTCTTGAAACTCATTAACATCTGTGTATATTTCCCTTGCTATTTCTCTTCCGTTTAAATTAACTTGCAAAATAGTTGGACCTTGTGATGCATATTGTTGTGCCCCTACTTGTTGTGCTAATGGTAGTGACCCCATTATTCCATTAGCAATTGCATCAAAGGTTTGTTTGCGTAAAGGAAGAACTGTTTCGTCATATCCTTGAGCATCACCAACACCAATCAATGTTGGGTTACCAGGCTTAATTAAAGCGCCGTTTGCAGCCCACTTAACACTGAAAGATGGTAAACCTTCACTTGCCCAATTAACAGGATTTAGTGATCCATTTACACTAATTTTCGGGACAGGAATGTGAATACCACTAAACATATTTGCTACACCGTTTTTAATTTTATCAATCCATCCCATAATTCCACTCCAAGCTTCTTTAATAGGATTAATCAGTTTGTCTTTGATTTTCATAGCAGCTTCACCTATATCAATTGCCATACGAACTACAGAAGCGATTGGTTCCTTGATAAATGTCTTGAAATATCCAACAACAGTAGACCACATTCCCTTAATTGCTGAGCCGAATGACATCGCCAACCCCTTAGCTGCTCCTAAGATCTTAGTTACAAACGATAAATTAATAAGCCCCCAAATTAATTGGATAGCTCCACTAAAAATTTGTTTCGCTGCATCCCACATGCCGCGAAAATCACCTGTCAGTAGTGCAGCAAAGAATTTAATAATACCCATGATGATGTTAACTCCACCTTGGATAATATCTTTAATAGCATCCCAAGCGGATTTTACAATCATCATTACAGCTGGCATTACAAAAGCTATAATAGATTGAATGATTGAAAAGGCATTTTTTACAGCTTGAACAATTTGATCTCCGTTTTCTTTCCAAAATGAGGTGATTTGCGCTATAATCCCATTTACAAAGTTAAGGACATCCGTCAGCAAAGGCATCAAGTAAGGAGCTATTGTATTGAATACACCTTTAATAAAATCCCAAGTAGCCCCGATTATTCCCATAATTATAGGGGCTGCAGCTGAGATTAAATTTTGTACATTCATTATGAAATTACTTATCTGTAGTTGTACCTCTTGAACAAACATCTGTATATCAGCTATTTTTTCTGGAGAGAATCCTAATTTTTCTAGCAGATTATAAGCAGATCCCCAATCGCCAGAAACAAGACCTTTCATGGTTTCTACACCAAATCGTACAGCTTCAGTGATGCTCTGTATTGTTTGAATTGCATCAGCAGAGAAACCTAATTTAGTAAGAATATCGTAACCTTCCACCATGGCATTCCTATCGCCTGCTGCTGCTTGCCACATAGCTTGTAATGCTTGAGCTATCCTCTTTACTCCTTCAGTGTACGAGTCTAGTGGAATGATAGATTGAATGAACATATCTATTCCTTTTACCGCATTTATAGCACTTTGAAGAATTGCATATAAGGCAGGAGCAATAATGGTGAATATCGTAATACCTAAGCCTTCTAATTTAGATTTAAATTCATCCCATTTACCAGAAAGGTTGTTTGACATTGTGTCTGCCATTTTTTTAGCGGCGCCATCGGCATAAACGAGTCCATCTGTCATCCTTCCTAACTCTTCACCGCCAACTTTCATTAATGCAGCCCAGTTTTTAAATGCTTCTGCACCAAATAGTGTCGATAATGTCGCCGCTTTCTGTTGATTCGTCATCCCTGCTGTCTTCTGTTCTAATTCACTAACAAGTTGTGGCAATGGTTTAATTTTCCCTTGTAAATCAAAGAATTCTAAATTCAATTCACCCATAACTTTCTTCATCTCTTTTGTTGGCTTAGCTAAGCGGTTTAATGAAGTTCCCCACGCTTGCCCTGCAACAGATCCTTGTAATCCAGCATTCGCCATTGCCATCATTGCAGCAGATGTTTCTTCCATCGTAAAACCAACAGTTGAAGCTGAACCAGCAGCATACTTCATCGCTTCACCCATTTGTTCTACGTTTGTATTAGAACTAGAAGCAGCTTTTGCTAATACATCAGCAGAGTGAGTTGCTTGATCAGCTTTCAATCCAAATCCCGACATGATATTTGATGTAATATCAGCAGCTGTACCTAAATCTAACTGACCAGCTGCAGCTAATGACAGCATACCCGGCATAGCTTCCATGATTTCGTTCGTTTTAAACCCCGCCATACCAAGGTATTGCATCCCTTCTGCCGCTTGAGATGCACTGAATTTTGTTTCCGAACCCATTTTTTTAGCTAGTTCAGACATTTTTTTCATGTCCTCACCAGATGCGCCAGTTACAGCTTGCACTGCTGACATTGTTTTTTCAAAACCTGCCCCAGCTGATACGATACCTGCTAGAGCAGCACCAGCCCCTACCGCTATTCCTGCCATGCCTCCAATAGCCAAAGCAGAGGAACCAACAGAAGCACCCATAACTCCAGCTGCTTGTCCCATTCGGCTAAATCCTCTATTTAAAATTCCAGTGGTACGCTGACCTTGTTGTTCCGCTCGGTTCAATCCCCTTCGTAATTCATCATCACGCAAGAATATTGAACCAAACATACGAAACAGTTCCATTTATTCACCCGCCTTTCCGCGGATTTTAGCAACACGAGCAAACACTTCTTCTTTTGTGAGTTTCTTTTTCTGTGGTTGCTCTATCGAATCGTTATACTTTTTCACTTGTTCACTCGTTGGATTCATACGTTTATGTTTGAAAGCAGGGAATGTTTCCTCGCAATACGGTTGTAAAGCGCACCATTCTTCCCATAAAAGACGTTCCATTTCTTTCTCTTTGGCTTTTTTGAACATCTCCATACCTATTGCTATAGGAAGGTTCATAACGTACTCTACATCTCCATATCGGCTTGCAAACGTGTCGTGAAAATCTATTTCGTTAATCCAACGAGTTTCGAAAAAACTGGTGCAAAGCTTGTATCAACTCTTTTAATCTCCATTACGATTTCATATAAATCGCCTAAATCTAAATCTTTAATTACATCTACTTCAACACTAGATAAATCGGACAATAGTTGATATACATCTTCTTCTGCTTCACCTAATCCAGCGAAAACTTCTATAAATAAATTGATACCTAATGCCTTTTGCTGTAGTCCTAAGTTTTTTAACTCATCCAGCATTTTGAAGTCGGGTTTGATATCCATTTTCTTCACGATTCGTGATAACCGTGGGATATCTCTTGTTTTAATACCTCTTACTACATATTCTTTTCCTTGAACTGTTACTGCCATATTCATTCCTCCTTAAAATAAAAAGAGCAGGGGTTTTCCCTACTCTTTAACCTGCCGGTATTAATTTAGCTGCTTCCGTTGCAGTTAAAATACGCATTTTCCAAGGTACTTTTCGAATATCTGATGGATTCCGATGTCCAGTGAATGTAACTTCTGGTACTACTTCACTTTCATTCTCAAATCCTAATTCTAACGAGCCATCGGATAGAGCGTTATACACAATAACTTCCACTATATCTCCACCTAAAGTTTCGCCAACCCAAGCCACATTTTTCAAATAACTATCGTTAGTTAGTTTTTCAGTTGGCTCAATAACATCATATTTGATAGTCTTTCCATCTTTCGTGACTGATTCCTCAGACACTTTAAGACCAGCAATAAAATTTTTCACTTTGTTCTTGTCAATAAATTCAAGTGTTTTAAAAGCTAATTGCGTTTTAGATTTAGTAATACGTTTCATCCCCATAGTGTCACCAGGAGAACCATCATATTCAATTTCTTTGAATTCAGGTTCGTATTTGAATGAACCGCCGCCTTGCGTAGCTCCTACAGCTAGTTCATCAGTTTCTCCGTAATTAAAAAAGAATGCGCCCCAGTCTCCGAAGAGGACATTCTCAGGTTTTGGTTGTGGAGCTGCCATATAATCAACCCTTTCTATTATTTAAAATAAGTTCGTAAAATGAATCGTACTTCTTTACGTCTGATATTCGGGTCTGGATCAGGTACTTTCTGACTCGAAAGATAAGAAATAGCAGCACCAAATCCAGCGCTGCTTAATCTCTTTCTATGAAGATTACTTTCTAATTTCATAATTAGTTCATCTATTTTACTAAGATGAGCAGAAGTGCCATAGATATCAATTGTAATCATGATATTCTTTCTTCCCCAAGGTTCTTTATCATCGTTAACTGTATACACCAGATAAGGCATTACAGCGGTTGTTTTTGCAATCTCATAATACGATTCCTTATGAGTCTTTTTCAATTCACTGTGTAATACATTTATAAAGTCATTCATGGTATCTACCTCATTAATGACGAATAGGTACTTGTTCCTACCTGTATAATTTGCGGTTTGTTATTCTCTGCTGCTGGTCTAAGAAATGGTTGTGGTCGTTGCCCTTGAGTTTTAACCATTTTCCCTGTTTTAGGGTCACGGTACATCCATGGAGTTTGGCGTCCGTTATTGTCCTCGGCAAAAATCCCTGTCCCTTTTTCTACATAAATCCCATAATCAGCAGAAGTTCCGATAACAACCTTTTCTAGTTCCGCTTTAGAACTAATACTGTTTCTTAGATTACTAGTATCTACGGGAGATAATAGCCTAGCCTTAGAACTAACAAATTGACCAATAGCGGCATGAGCTGCTTTCTTAGCTCTCATATGTTTCGCCATCACTTGAGCTCTATTCGATTGAAATTTCATGCTCATAAGGCAACATCCCCAATTCTATTTGAAAAAATCTACCTGCATTCATTGGATCACCAGGATAAGTAACACTGTATACCTTCTTATCAATGACTAATCTGTCTTGAATCGTTACATCGAATGGTAAGCAGTAAAAGAAATGTGTACTCTTCTCTTCTACCTTCTTATTGCGAGCGTCCTTTGTTCCTTGTATAGCATCTAGTACACCTTTTACAGTGTTAATTTGTCCCCATTCTTCTGTTGGATATGGGCCATCATCAGAACCAGCATTACGAAGTACTGTAGCTTCTTTGCCAAACTTACGTATCATGGATTGAATCATAAGACACGCAACCTCACTTTCAGTCCTTTCGTAATACTTGCCGGATAATCTCCCACATCGTCATAAGTAACAGAATAGTTACCTAACGATTCGCTTTTCTTACCTTCTCTTTCCTGATCCTTATATTGATGAACCACCATTTTAGCAATAATACCAGGATAAGCAGGAGGAAATTCAGGAATAGTTCTATTCGTGTATTCAGCGACCATTAACATTGTATCTTCAATGCTTATTAATAAGTTTTCATCACTTATATTAGGTATTTGCAGTTTTACACGTTTTAGAATTTCTGCTTTCATATCCATTTACTCACTCGGCTTTGCAGGTGTTTGTCTTTTCTTTTTAACAACTTCTTGTTTTGGTTCGTCTACTTCTTCGTATATAGGGTCATTCTTGCAGCGCTTTACATGATCTGCATCCGTCACTTCCCATTTAACATCTGTTTGTGTGTTCAAAAACCAAGGCATACTATCTCTCCTTTCAAAAGAAAGAGGAAAGGCTTACGCCTGTCCCTCTGGTTTTTCTGGTGTAGTTGGTGCGATTGTAGCTGTAAGTACTGCTAACGCTTCTGGGCGAAGCACACCAGCCCCATAAACCATAAGACCACGAACGCCATCTGCAAATGAATTTTGAAGGCGTTGCGCTTCTGTTTCATTTAACTGTTTACCATGACCGATACCTGACTTATGAAGAGCAAGAATTTTATATTTACCGGATGTATTGTGAATCTCTTCTGATACAACGATTTGTGAACCATTGATTATTTGTCCTTCTACAACGCCGTTTTCTAAAATGACAGGTTGCTTTGTAAAACGGTCATCTTTAGATAGTAACCCGAGAAGTTGAGAATTGATGATTGTGAAACGTTCAGTTTTAGGTACTTTTTTCACGTTTAACTTTGTATTGAGATCAACAATGTAGTCGTATGCATTCTTAGGTGATAATTCGATTGCTGCGGAATCTGTACCGATTACATTATCTTTATGGGCACCAGTGTAAAGTCCTAATGTAAAAGTATCGACAGTTTCTTGAAGTACTGAACCTGCCTCTTGTGTATGTGGGTCAATTAAGTCTCCTGCTGCTTGCACAGCGTCTACATCATCTACTTTGAACGCAAAATACTTTTTCTGATCCATATTGATTTCTACTTTAGAAGGGTTTGTGTCATCCCATTCAACAGAACCAGAATAGTCTTTTACATTTACTGCACCGACACGGTTAAAAATAATTTTGTTACCTTCAATTTTTGCTGGCTTTGTTGTGATTAAATCCGCGATAGAACGCTTGTGGAAATTCGCCATTAAACGAGCTTCCCAAATTGTTGGAATAAAAGTTGCTACTGACATATATTAATTCCTCCTTAATGTTTTTCCATGACAAAAGAAACCACTAAAATAGCAATCTCTTTTGTTCGTTTTATAATTTTTTTAACTATACTACTTAACTTTTCTATTATTACTTACCCCAACTGCGCATATCTTTCTGAATTTGTGCCCAGTTCGCATTAATTTCATCCTGACTCATTGAATTTACTTGTTCTCTTGTAAATCCAGTCCCAGTTCCGCCACTAACATGAATTTCTCGGCCCGCAGCTTTAAATCTTTCAACTACTTTTGCTTCTAACGCCGAAGAGAACAAATCATTAAATTTTGATACTCTAGATTTTGTATCCTCCACATCTGAACCGATAACAAAATCTACAAACTTAAGATCTAATCCAATCGCTGATAATCCATCTGCAGCCGCACTTTGCATTTCTTTCTGATGAAGTATTCTTTCTCGCTCTTCTAGCTGTTCCTGAAGTTGCTTCATCTCATACTCAGCTTTTTCTTGAGCGGTCATAGAAGCGGTTTTGTAGTTTTCTAGTTCCTTCTTGGTTGCATTAAGTTCTTTCGAATATTTCGAACGAACTCTATCTTCTGCTGATTGCACCATTTTCTCAATAAATGTTTTTGTTGCATCATCTAATTTCGGCTCTTTCTGTCCGTCAATTGGCGCCTCCTCTTTATCATCCGCAGGTGGCGTTTGTTCAGTCGGTGGTGTATCTTCTGCTGGTGGTGTATTAGAATCAGAGAAGAATTGCATACCTTTCAATCGTAATGGCGCTTTTATTGTTTCTTTAACAAACTTTACTGGCAAATCTTTAACTAAATATTGTTTCATAATTTTTCCTCCTTTGAGTTCCTATGAATACGCCCTGTTTAGTTCGTAATCTATAAGCCCTCAAGTGTTTTATTTTTATTTGAGAGAGTCTTTCCACTCTTCATAACTAACTCCAGTAATGACTTCATTCCTGCCTGTTGTCGGGTTTCTAGCCCTCCTCTCAATAAATGGGCTAACTTCCGCTACTTCGGTAATAAAAGTACAGCGGCAGCGTACAACCTCTTTAGCTGGCAAATTACTATCATGTGGATATTTGCAGCTATAACCACCGACTTTAAATACCCCTTTAAACGGTACTTTTTGATGATCTGCAGCTTGGTGAGAAGGACGTGTACGTTTATCTAATGTAGAAATCCAAAACTTCTCCATTGATACGCCTTCATCGAAAGCATGAGAGGAACTGTCATAAGTACCTATGTTTTGCACCCTAGCACTTTCTGTCCATGCAACCATCATTGCTTTCTTCGCATCACCATCTAATACAGGCTTAATCCGATTAGCCATTACTGCATATTCTTCTCCTTTTCTAAGACCAATAGATAATTCTCTGCGTATTCGGTTAACTAGCTGTACTCGATGTGTACTTAATCTTTGATTGAGTGTCATTTTATCGATTGGCATTTGTACCGCGCGCTTAATGATGTTTGGGTCCAGAAGACCATATGAAAGGGTTACACTTACTTCTTGCTCAATAAGATAACTCGTATAATAAAAAGACTCCCCATACTGAGTGGAGAGTTTTTCGTTGAGAGTTTTCTTTTTCTCATATGTTATTTCATTAATAACTTGTTGCAGTTCGCTTTGCAGGTTCTTATATCGATTAAATCGGCGCATTTCCTGCATGTTTAGCCGCTCATTTACCGCATATTTGGCATAATAAAAAGCCAGTATTCCTCTGACTTCTTCTAAAGCATCTTTATACAGGTAGAGAATCGCCTTTTCCAGTTCGTCCTCTATCTTTTGGAGGTGTTTCTGTTTCTTGTCCCACTCCATCATCTTCACCGCCTCTATGTACGGTGTCTAAATCAATAGAATCAACCTCTTCTTCTTTCATCTTTTGTAATTCTGCCTTCGGGTCATGAACAGCAGAGAATAAAGATAAACGTGTCTCTTCACTTATTAAACCTTGTAATTTTCCCTGTACATCTGCTTCATCAGATAAATTAACAGGAAGGTTTCGCGTGAACTGGAACGTCATACAAAGGTAGTCTAATTCTTCTTTATTTGAGCGTAAATTCCAAGCACCAAATAACAGTTTAAATTGTTGGCGCAGCGACTTAGTGAACTTTACTTCCAGTGTCCCCGATTTCGTTTCTAAAGCTAATAGCTTATAACGAATAGCAACACCAGTAAGGTTAGAACCGAATGATTCATCAGTAAGATTAACATGCTTTGTAAAACGGCAAATGTTCTTCTCTAATCTGTCGAGATGATGTTCTAATATGTTGTCGTTGAGATCCTTAGTCAAGAAAGAAGCTTCACCATTTTCACCTACATCAAGCGCGCCAGTTTGCTTTAGTTTCTCGATAGTGTCATCATCTATATCAACACCTTTAAAAATCATATAAGCCAAACGAAACTGTTCTATTTCGCTATTAACATCCGAAAAAGCTCTGTCGTACCCTTCGATTAGTGCGATGGCTTTATCTACATCACCTTGTAATTCCTCATTGTTAGGAAATCCGATAAGTGGCACACCTTTGTATAAATTAGGGATTCGATTTGTTTCTTGCAGCTTATCTAAACCTTCACCAGTGTACTCAATGATATGAGTTTCGTTATAAAATTCCACCTTGTATCCATCTTTAAAATCGTCACCATCAATTACTTTGATTGGGTAGCAGCGAATAGCGTATTTAGGCTCTGCAATGCTTGAATTAGTAAGAAAAATAGCTTCATAAGGTTTGATATTCATAACCTTTTCAATACCTTCTTTGTCATGGTAAAGCAGTCTCGCCCCATATCCACAAATAGAAGCAAACTTACCTGTTTCCGCATCAGCATCTTCAGTATGATTCGCTTTTAAGAAGTCCTGGATTCGTTTTAACACTTCTTCATCTTCATGATCTAAGCTATATGAAATAGGTAATCCAAACATATAGCCAATCTTCGTATCGATAATTTCAGAAAAGAAGTCATTGTTTAGCTTATTATTTACCTTATCCTTATTTCCATCACCTTTAAACTCACGAGTAAAGATAGGTACGCCTTTCTCACTTGCTTTGTATCGTTCGTACCTATTAATCATGCGTTGTTTCATAGGCTCAAACTCATCAATAATCTTTTTGAGCAGTTTTGGTGTAGGCTCCCTATTGTTTTCATCCAGTAACGGAATGTAGTGTTCAAACATCGTCTCACCTCCTTAATAGATTGATTTAACAGCTCTTGCTTTGTTATTAGACATAATTACGGTATTTACAAAATAGCGATCAGCATCCATTTGATGGTCATTCTGCTTAATTGGTTTGTCTTCACCACGCTCCATTGCTTTCTCATCCCATACATAAGAAGAGAACTCACGCAGCGTTTCTTTACAACAATCGCAGAATTTAATTAATTCAGTTGTCAATGCAGTTGCTACATTACGTATTCCATCTAATACATCGTTCTTTGCTTTCTTTACTTTCCAACCTTTTTGTTTCAGTAAAATAATAAATGAGCTTGCGGACGGGTCTACGATAATACGCTTGGTTAGACCATTTGCAAACTCAACTAAATCCTCATAATATTGTTCATCTGACTTTTGTAAATTCTTCTTGCGAGCGTCATGATGGTATTCCTTCACCTTGTACCAAATGCCACCAGATAAGCCCCATAAGCCAAATGCCATCGGGTTTTGGGTACCGTAATCGCAGGAGATATAATACTGCTCATATTTCCTTGGATACGATGGAACAACATGTTCATCTTCATTAAACATACTATATATTAAACCTTCCGCCATTACCCATAAACCTAATATATAGCGTTGATAGAACACACCACTAAACATACGTTTAAAGCGGTCTTTCACTTTCTCAGAAAGAGATAAGTTGTCATCCATTGTGAATTTTAAATGGCAAACCAACTTCTCTTTTTTCTTATCGATAAGCTCTGTTTTTACAAAGTGATATGGAGAGCCTGGGTTACAGTTCATAAATATCTTTGCACCATCAACAGAACAACGCCCAATCATTTGATCTATAAATGATTTAGGAAATAAAGCCGCTTCATCCGCTAATGAACCAGCAGCAGTTAAACCTTGGAGTGTATCCTGCGAGTTCTCTTTATTAGCTCCAAACAAGTAGTACGTATTCCATCCAATTTGCAGATAGTTTTCGGAACGGTTGTAATCATATCTCCATCCCCATGCGGTAAGTATCTGTATCATCGGATTAATTACGTTACGTTTTAGTGAGCCAATTGATTTACCAGCAATGATAAATGACTCACCTTTAAACTTTTCCTGTGACCATTGTAAGAAGCTGCAGATCATCGAAATTGTTTTACCGGAACGAATTGCTCCATCTGCAATAACGATGTCATGATTCTCATATGGCGAACCATCTCGCCACCACCACAATAATTGTAATTGTTTATTTGAAAACGGCTGGAACTTAAACGATTTGGTTTTCCGCTTTTTAATCCTCGCCATCTTCATCACCAAATACTTCTTTCATCTTTTCTGGATCAGGAGCAGTTGCTTGTAAGAAATCTTGAATTGCTTGTACATTATCATCGTCTTCATCACCAGTTAAATTTGCAATTTCAGCATTAGCTTTCTTTATGTTCGCTTTCTGTACTTCCATATGCATTTTGTGACGCTCTTCTTCAATTTTTCGTTTGAAGTTGTCAGGCACTAAATCGAAGTACAGCGCCAGTTTATCAAGTGCTCTCATCTTATCAGCAAGCTTGATAGACACACCTTCTTTGCCCTTTTTCACTTCCGCAATGATAGAGCCATCAACCATGTCAGATTCATTAAAATCAACATAACTAATGGTTCTCATGACTGGTTTTCCGTCTTCATCTTTTACAGGTCCAAACGGGCCCATCACTTCTACATCTTTCTGGCCAAAATTTACGTAATTCGTAATATCTGCAAAAGCAATTTTGATGTACTCATTCAATACATCCATCGCTTCTACAAATATGTTTTCAACCATTTCGCCTTTAATCTCACGAATGTAAGATGCTACACGTTCTCTTCTCAGCAACCGGCTACTTGTAACATGTGCGCTACTCTTGGCATAACCGGCTTTCAGTGCAGCTTGTGTACCATTAAAATACTTTACATAATACAAACAAAAGAGCCGTTCTTGTTCCGTCAACTCTTCATCATCTAATATTTCTTTTAATTTCTTCTTTGTTTTAGGGTTTTCTACTTTGGTAATTACCTTTTTACCAGTGGTAATATTACCGGTAATATTATCGTCCCATTTGTCCTTGGATTTCCACTTTCTAACGAGAGAAATACTCTTCCCTAACTCTTCTGCAATCTGCTCAATAGGTTTTTCTCCTTTTGAGTCTTTATACATTTCAAACGCCTTATCTCGTTCTACGCTTCGTCTACTCACTTCATATCACCCACCACCTTCTAAATTAATAGGAAGAAACTCGTTTATTTCTCCCTTCGAATAACTTTTTTACAAAGAAAAAAGACCTTGTAAATTACAAAGTCTTTTTTCTTATATATAAACTTATAACTTTCATATTAGTATTAGTTAAATCCCTCCACCAGGTTCTGTGTTAGCAGGTGCCCCTCCATAATCTCCAACAGATTCTAACTTGGGTGCAGGTGTATCTCCTACGTTATAAGCTGGTGCTCCTGTATTTCCATGTGCATAACTCGTAGACCAGCCCTCTCCATGAGTATAAGATGGTGCCCCTCCATAATCCCCATGTGTATAAGATGGCGCTCCTCCATGATTTCCATGTGCATATGCAGGCGCTCCTCCTCCATCACCTACTGAAGCCGCTTGAACAACCTCTCCACTATTTCCATGAGTAAAACCAAAAATTCCAAATCCTAAAACAGATAAACCTACGACTGCTGTACCGATTTTTCTTTTCATAATCGCTCTCCTCTATGTGTATTTCATGTTAATTGAAATGAACATATTATGGATATCAGTCATGATGAAAATTCGACTCATTTCATTACCATATATTTATACTTCTATGTATTTTTTTGTAAAACCTTCTTGAAATCTGAAGAAAATGGTTGTTTTTCGTAAAATTTAAAATATAATAACAAATTATTCACTTCACAATTTAGGCTACGTTGCCTAGCCATATTCACCACCTCGCGGTAATCCCTAATTATTTCGTAGAAAATTCGAAATATATACTCACAAATATGTCCAAGTTGCTATAATAAAATTAACATTGCCATCTGGAAAAGTGATTCGCCCCCATGCGAGTTGCTTTTCCTTTTTTAAGGCTATTGTTTTAAGAATTCATCCATAGTTTTATCTAACAAACTAACCATTGCGTCTCTCTTTTGCTTTGGTGTTGTATTGTCTTCCAACTCATTAAAGATTGGAATTGCACTTTCTAATTTCTGTTTATCGATACGCTCATTTACAAGGTCCGTTCCTAACATTGAAATGAATGTTCCAATTACAACGGTTTGTTCTTGTTTACTTAGTTTCATTTGTTTTAATCCTCCTTATGGTAATTCCTTTTGAAAATCCTATTATTAAAATGTATAATTATATAAAAAGTTCTAAAAAAATTGAATCGAGGTGAAAATCATGAGAAGTTTTAGTTCATTATTGATCTCTACTATCTGTTCAACAATCCTATTAGTTTGGAATTCCCTTTCTTTTTATACTGAATTCACAACAGGACATACGTACTACTGGATTTACGGTATCATAGCCTTGGTTTTTCTTCTATTCTTTATCTTAAACATGCGAGATATTATCAAGAAAAACTACAGAACATCATAAGAATAGGGGTTGATACATATGTGGAAAAAAATCAACAATTACAAATACCATTTAAAAGATTTAAAATTTATGATTTGGCTATTCCCCATCATCGGGCTAATATATGCTTGTGACTTCTTCTATGGGCTAATGTTTCATCAAGAATTTCATTGGACTAAATTAGTATTGATAGCAATTATGCTTATAGGATTTTTAGATATAAAAAAGAAAATTAGAAACAATGATTATAGAACAGATTGAACTAACAAACGATTTTGAATTAATTTCCGGGTCTTACTTCATAAATCATTATCAGGAGAATCTGCATGTTTGCAGGTTCTTTTTTTATTCCTCTTCTTGTAAATCTATTTATTTAAATGTAAAATTGTAAATAAGTTCTAACATTTTGAATCGAGGTGAACACAATGAAAAGTTTTGGTATGTTAGTAATCTCCACTGTCTTTTCAGCTCTCTTAGTATTTTATAATGTCAATTCCTTTTATAATAAATTTACATCAGGGAATACATATTACTGGGTAAACGGTATCCTAGCTGCTGGATTTCTTATATCCTTAATTATTAACATAAAAGATATCATCAAGAAAAACTACACAACTTCCGAATCTAATTAAGGAGCCTACCATGGTTCCTTTTTCTATACAAAATAAAAAAGCAGCAGATTCGCTACTTTGATAATTATTTATTCCATTCATTTAAGTATTTATATCGTACTTTATACTCCTTTTCAATAACATTTCCATGCCAACGATTCTCTTTTTCCACTCTATTATCTTTAAAATTAAACTCGCTTATATCACCATTTACGTTTAGCCATTCCGGATTATTATGAGCATATTGATAAATGAACATCCTCGCCTCTTTTAATGAATTGAATTTTTCTTCAAACGGAATAGCTTCATCACTTTTATGTCTAATTACTTCATATAATACAACTTCCATTGCTCCTCTTGTTTCGAAATACGGTTTAGTAAAACGATCCACTTTTCTCATCTTAACATCCCCTTTTCAATTCACTATAGATTTATTATACAAAATAAAAATAGCTACTTTTGAAAAGTTTCATATTTTATTTGAAATTAAATGTAATAAAATACAGATCTCATAAATCGCAGTTTTTTCGTTCATTGAGTTCGTTTGTTTTGCGCAAAAGAAAAAGCACCTATTAAGGTCATAGCCATCAACTTTAAAGAAGTGTCTCCGATGCTAAAAGCATCGGAGGCATTTTTTTTACAATCTTTGAATACAATCCTGTATTTTGGACATACTCAAATAGAACTTCACTTGGTTCATATTTTATGAAGCCACTGGAAGTTGCTCCGTTGATATCTTTATTAAGCCTAGGATTTCAAACGGCGTTGTTTTTCGATACCGCCGCGCTTTTTTCCCATTCTTACTAATATCTTGAAAGAGCCTGCTGAGCACTGAAACAGGATGTTGGACAGTATAAAAAAGGGCGGCGTGTATTTTTTTTAGATAAATCTGCACCATATAAGCACATTTCAACTCACTCATTTCTTTTCTTT